AAGAACCATTCCATTCTCTTACCATTTCTTTATATGGAAATTCTAAACCAGATCTATCTGATATTGCTTTTGCATATTTACCTGTTGCAAATTTAGCCATTATGTTCCTGGGTAATAAGCTTTAGGCGTAATATATGTGCTTGAAGCTGACCCATCCTCTGCTAAAGCTCTAGCTAATTCATCTTCATAAACTAGTTTCATTGCTTGAATTAATTCTGGTTTATATTTTTGTGCAAGATAGTATGCAAGTCCCGATACCATGCAAGGTACAAATCTAAATGGAACATCAGTTGCATTTGTATAATCACCTACATCTTGTATTCTTTTAATATAATAAAAGTGCATGTCTTTAGATGCGTTTGTAGAATCTGGTGTTGGATAAACGTGTATTCTTACTTTGTCTATAAATCTTTCTACCCAATATTGATTAGGTGTTCCTTTTGATAGTTTATTTGAAAATGCTGCATAAGTAGATCTATCTACTTTTGTCATCGGTGAATCTGATTGAGTTGTTTGTGTTCTATTAGATCTTAGCTGTGCTTCTAAAACATCAGACATTCCGTATACATCTGCTGGTGCGGTTGTAGTTGCGCTTGTTCCATCTCCTGTTGTTCTGAAAAAATCGTAATCAGATTGCCCCTCAATTAAATCAAGATTTGTGTCAGCTATTTCCCAGTAGTGAATACCTCTATTGCCCCATTCTTGAAATAAAATATTAAGAGATCTTCTGGCTGATTTTAATTGATAACCAGCTACGTTCTGTAGTCCAATACGTTCGAAAGATTCTTCTACTATCTCATCAATAGCAAAATGCTTGTCGAACTTAACTGTTCCGGAAGTAGTATTAGCCACTTTATGCTCCTGTAATAGTTACAGTAACGCTTCCACTTGATCCAGTTAAATGAAATACTATTCCATCTTCAAAAAGAATTCCTGAACCCGGAATGTATACTTCTAAACCTTCAGTGTTATACTTATATGTAGCCACTAAATTACCAGAATCTGCCTCGCCTGTAGTTGCACAATCGTGCAACTTAAGAACAGAACTTGCTATTCCTTTTCCTTGAATAGAAGTAATTCTAGCTCTGCCGGCTCTTGATAAAGTATTAGAACCAATAGTATCCATGTGTAAAGTTTTTTGGTCACTTACCATATTTTATCTCCTTAAATTTAAGTGTGGGTCCGAAGACCCACACTAATTACTTATTACGCGTCTGCGTATGGTGTTACTATTGTACCTGATCCAAGCAATAAAGAATTGTGAACCAAATATGTAGCTGTATCAATCGCTGTGAAAGATACGACACTACCAACGATTCCACCTTTTGTAGAACCATTCATAGTTATAACATCGTTAGATGCACCTGGTATGAAAGCTTTTTTAGAGCCATCATCTACAGCTATCATGATACCGCCTTTAAATTTGTCAGTACCATCTGTTTTGATGTCCATATCAGTTGCAGCTGTTTCCACATAAAAGTGAAAAGTTGCACCAATGTTGTTTAAGTTATTGAAGTCAGTATCACCTGCAGTAGCACCGTTACTATTTACATTGATACTTGGTAAAGTAAATTTACCGTCAGCATCATTTGTAAGTAAGATCTTACCTGCGTGTGTAGCAACTGTCAAAGTTGTGTCAGCTGTTAAGCTAACAGTCATGCCAGGTCCCGTATTTTGAAATCCATTTTTGGAAATCACCGGTCCTGAAAACGTTGTTTTTGCCATATTATATCCTCCTAGTTTATATGATCATAGTCTCTAGGCCGTCGACTGTACGCGTCTATGATCTTTAATAATTATACAGTGAGGAATTTATACTCCCTTTTTTAGTAGAGTGCAAGAGAGCCCGTGCTTTGGTTTGATATTTATCCAAGATGTAGCTTTTTACTAAGTAGCTACAGAAACTTCGGGTGCTGCGTCTTCGATCTTGTTAGTTAGATTAGCTAATCTAGCTTCTTCTAACTTAATTTGATTAACAACTTCTCTAATTTTATTGTCAATCCTGACCATGTCCAAAGTATATCTTTGGTTATCACGCTGTTGCACCGCCCACTCTGTCTCGAGGCCCCTCTTCGTTTTGTAAAGGTCTCTTACTTGAGTCTGCATCTATGATCTCCTCGTAGGTTATCCATAGTTTACGATGGTCTATAAATCCATCTTTTTCCCATGTTATAGCATTTTCTCCTAGTTTGTCAACTAGTGCATTATTGAATGCTTCAGTGCTGTCTTCTGATGCAAGTTGAAAATCAGCATAGTAGCCATATGCTCTTATTTGTATTCGAAATGTTTTCATGAGTCCTATCTTTCTATCATAAAAAAAGGGGGCCCGAAAGCCCCCTTTTTAATTAGTTAGTTATTACGCACCTGGTGACGCGAAAATACCTCTAGGGTCTGATACTCCAAAAGAATATCTTTCTCTAGCTTTGTATCTTACGTTGCCAGTGTCGAAATCACCTTCCATTGCAGTTGTCAACGGTGCTCTGTTGAACATTTTCATGCCGTTTGGCACGTCTGTCAAGATATAGAACGCATCGTCATCTGTTAGGTAGTTGTTCACTCTATAACCTTGAGGAACCATACCCATTGATACGATTGCATTGATATCATTGTCAGCTGTTCCAGTTCTACCTTGAGATTTCATCAATCTCTCAGCTGTAAACTGAAGCTTAGAAGGAATAAGCATTTTTACTCCTCTTGCTGCAACTCTTAGACCTCTTTCATCAGTCATAGCCGCGATGTCAATCATCGACTGTTCTAATGAAGTTTCGTTAAGATCCGCCGCTGTAGCTAACGTGTTTGAAAACGTTCCTGCTACTGTCGGGTGAGAACCACTAAATAAAGCAACTCCATCTCCAGTTTTGAAAGTTCCAAAACCATTGATTAGAGGTTCAACTGCTTTTACTTGTTTAGCGTTACTCATAGATCTTGCTAAAGCTTTTGTGTATCTAGAAGCTAGTCTATCGTAGAGATTATCTTCGATAGCTTCTTCCGTGATAGCAAATGCTAAAGCTACGGTCTCGTGAGTGTATCTCGCTGTAAAAGTTTCTTGTGCTTCGTCAAAAGAGACTCCTGCACCTTCTGCTTTTACTTGCGCGTTTGCGAAACCAGATAACATTACTTCTTCTTCAAAAGCTCTGTCACTGTTTTCCGCGGTATAAATCTCAGCATGCTGATTTTCATACCTCTTATATTCCAGGCCGAATAGTGCATTCAATCCTGGCTCTAGTTCTTTAACTAGTTGACTTCTTGATATTGCCATAATTTATCTCCTATTCTCCTATTATGATTGTAGTTCAATCAAGTTTGGAACAACGACCACAGAACATCTTGCTGCAGTAATATCCTCGTTCTCTGGATCTTCTGCAACTCTTAAGAGTCTGAAAGTGGCTGAGTCCGCACTTGTATCACCGATATCTAATGTAGCTGAAGACTTACCAGTGATATCGCTACCAGCTGAAGTGTTCATATCGTACGTTTCTAGAAAACCCGCTTGGGTTACTGCGTCGTCCGTTGCTACAACATATTGCTGTGTTGGGCTATCGAATACAAAAGCGTCTATATCTTCTGAGTTCGCTGGAGTTACTTGTGTATAGAAATTCGCGAACGTCGGCTTCAAAGTTGTCGCCGCGTTGTAGAAGATTCCATTTAATACACCTATGATAGGCGCATCGGTCGTTTGACCGTCAACAATATAACCAGCAGCAGAAGCTACAGCTCCACCATTGTAGATCGTAGTAGCATAACCAGCATCGATTTTGTATTTACCTAAGCCTTGAGTAGCCGGAGTTTGTCCGAGCATACCAGCAGGAATAAGTCCAAAACCTTGTCCGTTTTTATTTGCCATGTTGTTTCTCCTTGTGTCTATGTTGCCATAGACTGATTAACGTTAAATCGATGATAGGGATTAACCCACGAAATAATTTTATTTCTTTGTACCACCGAAGGTTACACGAGATTGCCTGTCAACATTGATAGGCATTCTACTATCCTGCTCCTTCATAAGATCGTTTGCTACGGCTTCACTTCGGTCTTTATGACGATTAGTCATATAGTCCGATCTTTGCTGCGCGATCTCGATCGGTACCTTCGCAAGAAGAAGGCCTCCAACCCCAATCACTCCCTTGTATTTCCCGTCTTCGAGAATCGGATAGTCACCTGCGTTTTCAACTTCCTCGGCACGAACTAATTCATAACCTTCTCTTAATCGTCCAGTTACGTTTTTCGTATCTTGAAAGCCTGCTACTTCGGCTCTTATCCATCTGTACCTGAATCCATCAGGCGCAGGGGGTGCATCTAGAGATGATGGTGGAACCCACACTTTTGGTCTTTCAGATTTTGACCGTGTGTCGTTCGCACGAGATGTATTTTCTTTTTTTTCCATTTTACGCTCCTCCCGTGTTTTTTACTTGTTTTGCGTACTCTTCGAGTGGCACACCTAATTTTTTAGCGATTGCTACCTGTGAAGATGTGAGTTTCACAGTTTTGCGACCTGGCCTTACGCTTCTTTTAGCAGAAGCCACCGTCTGAACGGGTTCGGTCGATTGCTTATTGTTACTTGTAGCAAATTTATGAGGAAAGTCAACACGGATTCTTTTATCAATCTCTGCATAATATTCATTAGATTTAGGATCAAAGCCTTCTTTGTCTACTAAATCTTTATGAATTTCGAACGCTGTATATGTCATGGCTCTATCTTGTCCGAACCACGAGTTTTTAGCAGCCCAAGACTCAGCCATAGGATCACTTGGTTCAACCTGTGTTATAGGTGGTTGAGGTGCTTGAACCTGTGAAGGTTTAGTCACCTGTGTTTCTCTTGCTTCTTTACTCTGTGCTAATTTAGCATTTTCAAAAGCTAGAGTTGCAATCCTTTTGTTTGCTTCGACTTGTGCTTGAGCATCACCTGCTTCAATAGCAGCAGCTAGTTCTTTTTGTGCTGCTTCTAAACCAGTATTAATACTCGTTTCAAACTTCTTGATATAGTCAGCATCAGTCCTTTCAAACCTTGTTTCCAAAGCTTGTCTTTTTTCTTCAACTGATTTTGCATATTCAGTGGCTGCATCTCTTTGCCTTTCAGCTTCACGCATTTTACGTGTAAGTTTTGCAATCCTTGCCTGAACACCTTTACTATAATCTTCAAGTTGTTCGTCATCTTTTTTTGGTTCTTCTTTAGTTTCTTCTTGTTTCGTTTCTACTGGTTCTTCACTCGGGGCTTCTTCTGTTTCTTGTTTTGGCGCTTCGGTTTCTACAACCGATTCGTCTTTCTGTTCTTCTAGATTAATCTCAGCACCTTCGCCGGATGTATCTAGATCAACCATTTTTTCTTCTTTAGTTGGCATAGTTTCCTCCTATGATGTTAATATTCATGCAAGATATCCTCAGGATTCTTGATGGTTGCTAAAACTTCGTCATCGTTTAGCAGACGTATTTCTCCACCTTCTATCTTTATTCTTGATCCAGCATAACGGGCAAACATTACCCATTCCCCTTCCTTGCACCAAGGACCGTCAGCATAACGCTCTTTGTCCTTGTAACAATCTGGACCCATTTTCAAAACTAAACCACATTGCGACGCAACTTGTTGTCTCTCTAAGGTTGTTTCGGCAAGTATAACCCCACCTTTAGTTTTCTCTTTCATTTTAAAAGGTAAAACTAACATCCTCCAACCAGTCGGTTGCGGTAGTTTATTTGAATCTTCTGTTGTTAGATCTTTTTCTTTTTTGACTCCTACCAATTCTTTATTCGGTAGTTTTATTGTTGATGTCGATGACTGTTCCATGTTGCTCCTTATCTTCTAGCAGGTTAGAGAGTTCCTGTTTAGTTGCCTCTAGGGCTGTTATCTGTCCTATTATATAGTTATATTTTTCCATATTGTCAATGCCTCCGGACGTTACGGCTATTGATAATTCTTCTGTTCGTCTATGTATGTATTTAAGTAGACGATTTATTACTGTTTCTAATTGCATTTTTACCTTTCTTTGCTATCTGCACAACTTGATTTTTACCCATGACTTTAGCTCTTTGCTCCATCACTGTGAGTATTTGTATCTTTCGTGCAAATGGTTTGTTTACTTTTTTTACCTTTGCAACAGTTGCTCTTGCATCTGCAGGTGTTGCAAATTTTATCTTAACTGTATCTCTAGGATTCTCATCCGTATACAATCTTCTATCTGAACCTTTTGGTTTTTTACCTGTTCCTTTTTTAGGATCTTTCATTTAGCATTTCCATCTTCTGCGAGCCTGTCTTAGTCTTGAGTTAGGATCTGCTGCAGCTTTTGGAAATTTTTTCATTTGGCCTGCGCTTCTTGCGCAATACGACTTACGTCGATTTGCAGCTTTTGATCCTGGTTTGACCTTGCCAGTGACCGCTGTTTTTAGTTTTGAACCGGGATTTTTTCTTCTGTAGGCTTTGACACCGGCTCGAGTCATTCCTGCTCCAGACTTTGTAGGTCTGAAATTCTTTTTATTTCTTGCGGGCATTTTATCTTGTCTTCTCATTATCTTATTCCCATTCTTCTACCCATGAATCCACCCATCATAGCTTTTTTTCTTTTTGCAAATGTTGAAACATTTGTTGGTTTACCACCAACGCCTTGTGCTTTACTTCTTTTCCTTACAACGGCACTCCGCTTCTGAGAGTCTGTCATACTTGCTGCTTTTGCAGCAGGCACGCACTTTGGATACTTTCGTTTTGATCCACTTGCAGATTTTCTTCCACATTTATTGAAACCCCCACCTTTTTTCTTTGAACCTATATCGACCCAATCTTGTTTGAACCACTCTTTTAGACCAGCCATTACGAATTCTTTCCGTAAGCTCTTCCTTTACCTTTTGTGGTAAGTTTACATACAGGTCCTCCACCTTTCAGACCTTGTGCTCTTAATTTTGCAGCTGCTTCCGCAACTCCACCACCAGCTCTAGATATTCTACCACCCATAGCTTTACCTGCTGGTTTAGGTCCTTTGAAATCTTTTCTTTTTGTACCAGATGGATCTTTAATTTTACCTGCACATATTTTTGATGCATAGGCATTTGCATATGCGCTTGGGTATACTGCGAATTTTCTTTTCGCTGCTGCTTTACCTCTAGGACAGAGTTTAGTCATTATGCTCTCGCTGTTTGTTTCGCTCTTTTAAAGTCTTTTGCTTTTGGTGCACCCTTTGCATTTTTCTTTCGCATTTTTTCACCACGTTTTCTTTTTGCGTGTATGTTTGCGTATAAACCTTTTCCAGCCATTAGATAACCTTCTTTTTGTTTTTATTCTTTGTCTTAGGTATTACGCCTTTTGCCATTAAAATATCTTTTTGAGTAATTTTGCCGTCACCAGAGTGATCAGGAAATCCACCACCTTTTTTTAAACCAATTCTACCGCCCTTAGCTTTTAGGTCTCGATTATATTTTAAGTAATCTTTCATCATCTTAGATTTAGTTTCTCTACCAATTTTTTGAGCTTCGTCTTTACCAATCTTTGATTCAGCCTGCTTAGCGCTTTTACCAGCTTTAGAAGTAGCATCTTTAATCATTTTAAGAGCTTTCTTTTTATATTTTGTAACCTGTTCGTTTGGTTTTTTTTTTAAAGCCGATGAAATTACATTTCTTGCATGCGTAATTGGCGATGCAACTGTCTTTGCTATTTTTCCAATAGTTCTAATTTTATTAAACATTATTTTTTTCCTCCGTTTCTAAAAACTTGTGTACCCTTTATACCAAAAATTGAGGCAACTACAAGTATCCATAAGTTAGTAAACCAAGATGGTAGGGATTGAAAGTATTCAAAGAATAATTTGACCTTTTCCATCGCTGCAGGGTCATCTGACATGACTGCCCACATTAAAACTATGATGGGCGCCGAAATTATAACAAGTACAAATTCGTCCTTATAGTCGTTTTGTCTAGCTTCTAGCAATTTGCCCTGGTATTGCTCCTCACCACGGGCCATTTTTTCAGCATGCATGAGTTGAGCGTCAGACATAGCCATTTTCGTCTTTTGACGATTAGAATATATCTTACTTCCAGCCTGCAAAGCTATTTTTGCTAAACTGAACCAAGCCATTAGTACGCCTTTGAATTTCTTTTCTTTTCAGCCAGCATTCTGTTCTGTCCACCAACTGGCATTTCAGGTTTTCCTGTGCCAATTAAGTTAAAAGCACCATCAGCTGTTGTTTTAGATCTAGGATCTACCTCAACTTGCTGGTCTTGTACTTTTACTGGCTTAATTTTATCTAATTTTTGCATTTTTGCTCCTTTTTTTACTCTTCTACCTCAATAGCAGTTATACCTTGTTTTTCACTCTTTGCAAGGCTAACTCCAGCTCTTAATTTTGCTAATTTTTCGTTCTGATCCATCTTATCTTCAGCAATATCTTTAGCTTGCATTAATTTTGCTCTGTCTAACTCTGATTTTTTCTCATCAGCCACCTTTTTACGTTCATTTTCCATCGCTCTAAGGTCAACTTCTCTTGCTTTTAGTTTTAATAGAGGGTCAGAATCAAATTGAGAAGTAATTTTCTTCTCTTCTTTCATAAATTCTTCAGTCATCTCTGCAATCAACACAGCTTTTCTTGCTTCTATCTCTTGTGTTAGGGCTTGAACCTGTGCAGCGACTTGCGGATTCATGGCAGCTTGTTGTTGCATCATCTGAACTTGTTGTAATTGTTCTCTAAACTCTAATTGTACTTGTTCATTTGCCATGATTGAGATGTGTTCTAAAATATTTTTCTGTATAGAGGCCATAACCATAGGATTATTTCTAACCATGTTTGTTGACATGAAGTTTAAGTGCGCTGTGACGTGTGCTCTATGATCTTGACCAGGAAAAGCTTGAAAAGGTTTCATACCTAAAGCCATAATGTGTTCCATACTTGGATCTAATGGTTGCACAGGTGCTGGCGGTGGTAAAATTTGATCAATATTTTTTGTACCGATCGCTTCATACATACTTCGGTATGCATTGTACATGTTATGAACTTGTGGATTTGATGTAGCTAATTGTAATTGTGTTTGAGCTAATGTAATTCTTTGTGACATAGAAAATATATTTGGATCTGCTACTGGCAGAATATCTATTCTGCTATCAAAGTCTGCTTGTTTAATTGTTCTTGCAGCACCTGGAACATCGTAAGGATATTCTGGTGGTAAGTATGTTGCAATGACAGAAGATAATAATTTAAATTCTTTTCTCATAGATCCATATAATCTTTTGTGTATCGCTGACATAACTTTAGATCCTCTTTCAAGAAGAGCTATCGTTGTACCTACAGCTGCGTTCGACTGACCTTCGCCCATCTGCATTTCAGATATGGCTGCAAATCTCTGACCTGCTTGAACCACAATACCCATTAATTGTAATAGAGTAGCTGATGGTTCTTTGTATGGTAGAGGGAAGAAAGCTTCACGTAGATTGCCACCTGGCGCATCTACATCTTTGAATTCACCAGGTTGAATTGGAGAAGCCTCATCTCTAACACGCACCCCTCTTTGTTTAAAACCAGCAGGTAGGTTTGACAAAGTTCCTGCATCTAATAATTGGCGGAGAGCGACTGTTGCAGTTCTACTCAATCCGCCAATCATATGTATCAATCCAAATCCGTAGAATCCTAGTCCTGGCAGAAATTTAAAGTGGACAAAATATTGGACTCTTTGTTTTTTTGGATCGTTGGGCGCATAGTTCCTTCTTATCGAAAGAACCGTTCCACTACCTTCTTCAACAGTTACGATGTAGGGTAGCTTGATACCAGTCGGCTCGCCGTCTGGACCAATGTCTTCGAAGCCTTCTAAATCTAGATCCACATGACACTCAAGAAGAGTATACATAGGAATTGGTTTTCCAGATTTTTTAGTGCCTTCTAATTCTTTTTCTTTTTTTGAAACTTCATCATTCACAACTGTGCCTGGTGGGTTAAGTTCTACATCAGAGTAAAACCCTGCAACTTGTTGTTTTCTTAAATCGTTTTCAGATATTTTAATTACGTGTATGATTGCATCTGCATCATCTAAACTGTTTGCTGTATAGGGTACGATTAAATCATCAGCAGGTACAAACTTAGATACCGCTCTACCCATCATTGAATCATAATAAATTTTTTTAAATGTAGATCCTGCTAAAGGTAAATGAAATAACATAGAGTCAAACTCTGGCTCATACTCTTTCATCTGATCCATGATCTGATAGTTCATGAAATCTTTTACTCTTTGCGATTGTTGTTCTTTCGCTGGTGATGGTACACCTAAAATTTGTGTTCTTACTGGGCCGTCACTTGGTAATAACTCTTTGTATGCTGTAGCTTGAAACTGTGTAACAGCTTCTGCTAGTACAGGGTGCGTGGCACCTGAAGCTCCTTGAAACGGCTCCGTTCTATTTTCGTATTTAAATCCTAATAGGTCAAGTCCATCTGTGTAAGATTTTTCCCAATCTTTTCTGGACATCTTGTAGTCCATG